TGAAGAACAGTTCTCTTTTAAAATTTACAATATAGGACTAAAAAATGGCAGTTAAAATTTTACGATTTAAAGACGGTCTAGATGTAATCTGTGACTGCATTTTTGAAAAAGATAACAAAGTGGTGATTGACAATCCCATGTTGTTCGAGCTCAGAGGAACAAATCTTATGTTACAACACTGGTTACCGGTGTTCGTAATGAAAGGTGAGTCTGTTGAGGTTGGTATAGATAACATACTATGCACAATGGAACCAACCGATGATTTTGAAGAATATTATTCATCAGCTATCATTAAGTTGAAAGACTCTGAGAGGAAAGAAAGAGAAGTGGAACTCAACGATGAGGTACTAGCTGCTTTCGAAGAAAAGGAAATTGGTAAATCCTTAATACATTAACATCATAGGGGAACACCGAGGACTATAACACATGTCAAGCCCCTTGTCAACAACTTTTTATGGTACATTTGAATGAGTAAACAAAAACATTATATAAACAATCAAGACTTCCTAGCGGCACTGGTAGATTATAAATCTAGATGTGCAGAAGCTGAGGCTGCCAACAAACCAAAGCCAAACATTCCAAATTACATTGGTGAATGCTGGATGAAAATTGCCGAAGGTCTATCACACAAACCAAACTTCATTAACTATACGTACCGAGATGAAATGGTTTCGGATGGTATTGAGAATTGCTTAATGTACTTTGCAAACTTTGATCCAACAAAGTCTTCCAATCCATTTGCATACTTTACTCAAATCATTTACTTTGCCTTTCTAAGACGCATACAGAAAGAAAAGAAACAGTTGTATGTGAAGTATAAAGCCACAGAGATGTACGGTATTCTGGATGAATTTGAAATGTTGGAAGGTGAAGATGGTAGTACCAAACAATTTGAACTGTATGACAACATTGCAGAGTTTATCGGAACATATGAGGATGCCAGAAAAGCAAAGAAAGCCGAAAAAGATGCGGCAAAGAAACCAAAAGGGCTTGAAAAATTTATTGAGGAGTGATATAATGAAAACTTATGGTGAATTTTTGCCAGGTTTAAAAGTTATTACACATCGTAAATTTAATGATGAACGTGGTAATTTCTGTGAACTTTGGAAAATAAATGATGATGGTATGAGAGGTCAATTCAGACAACTCAATATTGCAACATCTGTTTATAATGTGTTACGTGGTATGCATAGACAAAATCAAACAAAAATTGTTATGCCATTATATGGTAAAATATTCGATGTTGCATTAGAACCAGAAACTGGTAAATGGTTTGGCATTGAGTTGGATGAAAACACTGCTCTTTCTATACCACCAGAATACGCACATGGTTACTTGGTTCTTTCAGACACATCAATTGTACAGTATGTTGTTGATGCACCATACAATAAATCAGAAGAAGAAAACTTCAAGTGGGATGGTTATAATATTGAATGGCCGATTAGTGGCACACCATTATTATCAGTAAAGGATTTATAATGAAAATAGGATTTAATTGTAGTACGCTGGATTTATTCCATGCGGGACATGTTACGATGTTAAAGATTGAAAAACAACACTGTGACCATTTGATTGTTGCAGTACAATCAGACCCGACTATTGATAGACCAGATACCAAAAACAAACCAGTACAGTCTTTGTATGAAAGGTTTGTTCAAGTGTCTGGATGTAAATATGTTGATGAAGTATTGGTGTATGAAACAGAAGAAGATTTGGAAAACATTTTCAAAACACAAACTATTCATATACGGTTTTTAGGTGATGAATACAAATCAAAACCCTTTACCGCAAAACAATACTGCCTTGATAACGGTATAGAGTTGTTCTTCCATGATAGACAACATCCATACAGTAGTTCTAAATTGAGACAAAGAGTATATAATGCTGAGGTTGAAAGATTGAAAAAATTAAACACGGAATATGATGAATGTCAAAAGTAGCAATAATTACAGACCAACATTTTGGTGCGAGAAATGATTCAACACTTTTTTTAGACTTCTATGAGAAGTTTTATAAAGACACATTCTTTCCAACTTTGACAAAAGAAAAGATTGATACTGTACTTATTCTTGGTGACACGTTTGACCGTAGAAAGTATATCAACTTCTTTTCGTTGAAACGTGCAAAGCAAATGTTCTTTGATCCATTGTTTGAAATGGGTATTCAAGTTCACATGTTGGCTGGTAATCATGATACTTATTTTAAGAACACTAACGATGTTAACTCAGCCGATTTATTGTTAGGTGAATATGGTATCACCTTAAATGTTATTGACCATCCAACCGAAATATATGTTGGACCACATAAGATTTGTATGATGCCTTGGATATGTCCAGAGAATTATGAAGATTCTTTAAAGACATTAAAAGACACCGATGCAAAGTTTTGTATGGGTCATTTTGAAATTGCTGGTTTTGCCATGTATCGTGGTATGCCATCCGAAGGAGGGTTAGACCGTGGAATTTTTAGGAAGTTTAGTCACACTTTTAGTGGTCATTACCATCACAAATCTTCTAGTGATGATATCTACTATTTGGGAAATCCGTATGAACTTACTTGGCAAGATTATAATGACAGTCGGGGTTTTCACTTGTTTGATTTGGATACTCACCAACTTGAGTTCATAGAAAATCCAAACAAGATGTTTCATCGTATCATTTATGATGATAAAGAACAATCAATCAAAGAAATTGATGGCAAAGATTTAAAACCATATACAAATACCTATGTTAAAGTGGTTGTAATCAATAAAAACAACCCATATTTGTTTGACAAGTTCATGAATAACCTGTATAATGTAAACCCAGCAGACATTACAATTGCTGAAGATTTTACAGAATTGGAAGATGGTGATGAAGTGATTGATGAAGCTGAAGATACAATCACTATATTAAACAAGTATGTTGATGGCATTACGGAAGAAAGTATTGACAACGACAGGTTAAAAACCTTATTAAAAGAACTCTACGTAGAGGCATTGAATACTGAACAAGCATGATTTTATTCCAAAAGATTAAGTGGAAGAATTTTCTTTCCACTGGAGCTCATTTTACTGAGATTGATTTTACTAAGTCCAATAACACCTTGATTATCGGACACAATGGTGCAGGTAAATCCACAATACTGGATGCATTATGTTTTGGTTTATTTGGTAAACCTTTTCGTAAAATTAATAAACCACAGTTACTAAATTCTGTCAACGGTAAAGAGGCTGTTGTTGAAGTACATTTCAATATTGGCCAAAAGAAATATAAAATTATTCGTGGCATTAAACCAAATATATTTGAAATTTATTTGAATGATGTATTGTTGAACCAAGATGCAGCTGCAAAAGACTATCAAGAGATACTAGAGAATAATATTCTCAAATTAAATTACAAGTCTTTTACGCAGGTTGTCATTCTTGGTTCAGCATCCTTTGTTCCGTTTATGCAACTGTCGGCATCAGACCGCAGAGCAATCATTGAGGACCTATTAGACATTCAAATCTTTTCCTCAATGAACAATGTGATTAAAGAAAAGAATTCTGCCATCAAAGAAGAATTAAATAAATCAAAGTATGCCATATCTCTTACAGAAGAAAAGATAACCTTACAGAAACAAAACATCGAAGAACACAAAAAGAATAACCATACGGAAATTAATCGTAAACTGGAAGAAATCGAAAAATCAAAAGAACAACATAACAAATTGCAAAATGATATTGTGTTGATTAACAAACACATTTCAGTATTGCAAAATAAAGTTGGTGATAAGAAAGTGAAACTTGACAAGAAAGCCAAGGGTCTATTTCAAATCAAAGGTAAGGTTCAGACTAATATTGACCGTAATCAAAAGGAGATTGACTTCTATGAAAACAACCACGATTGTCCAACATGTAAACAACCTATTACACCTGAGTGGAAAGGTTCTCAAGTACAAGAAAAGTCAGAGAAAATCACTACACAAAAAACTGGCCTATCTGAGATTGAACAGGAGTTAAACAAAGTAACTTCCGAAATAGAATCAATAACCGATATCATTTCACATATCAGTTCCCACAATGGTGAAATTATTAAACACACCTCTACTATGTCAGCAATAAACAGTTACATATCTAAATTGAATAATGAGATTGATGAGTTGACCAAGAAACAAACTGGTACAGAAGGTGGTGACCAAAAATTAATCGAATTGAATGTTGCATTGAATGATTATAAAAAAGGTTATGAATCTTGTTTAATAGAAAAACATTACCATGAATTTGCAGGCACTTTGTTGAAAGATGGTGGCATTAAGACACGGATCATCAAACAATACTTGCCAGTTATGAACAAGTTAATTAACAAGTACCTGAAAGCCATGGACTTTTTTGTTAACTTTAACATCAATGAAAACTTTGAAGAAACAATTAAGAGTAGACACCGTGATGATTTCTCTTATGCTAATTTTTCAGAAGGTGAAAAGATGCGTATTGATTTGGCATTATTATTTACTTGGCGACAAATTGCCAAACTAAAGAATAGTACCAATACAAATTTGTTGATACTTGATGAAGTGTTTGATTCCAGCCTCGACACCGTAGGCACTGAAGAATTTCTAAAGTTAATACAAGAAATGGGTGCAGATACAAACGTATTTGTTATCTCACATAAAGGCGACCAATTGTTCGATAAGTTCCGTTCGGTCATTAAATTTGAAAAGAAAAATAATTTTTCAAGGATTGCAAAATGAGTACAGAAGATATTGTCTTATACGACACAGTAGAAGCGGTTAAGATTAAACCAACAGCAACACAAGTTGAAACATTTGATTTGGTACCACCAGACCATCCAGCTCTGTACAAAGTTTTACCAGAGTTTGATTTTGAAAATGCACCAATCAATGCAAATAGTTTTGCATCAACATTGGTAGAAACTTGCAAGAAACAAAATGGTATTGGTTTATCTGCCAACCAATGTGGTTTCGAATATCGTGTTTTTGTTATGGGTGCCGGCGAAGAATATGTGGCATACTTTAATCCAAAAATACTTTCATCAAGTGGAGAAAAACACATGGAAGAAGGATGCCTTTCATTCCCTTTCCTAAATCTACACATTACTAGACCAGAAACCGTGGAAGTGGAGTACCAGGATTACAATGGTGAGAAACGTACCAAAACTTTTAATGGTATATCTGCAAGATGTTTTCTCCATGAGCTTGACCACATGAACGGGATAGTGTATACTAGCCGTGTAAAACCACTTGCGTTACAGTATGGTTTAAAAAGACTAGAAAAAATTAGACGCAAGTATTTTAATCCTAAGAAAATGAATCAACTCACACAAAGAACTTAATGGCCACACCTATAGATTATGTTGATGCTCAGTGGGAAAAATGGCAGGTACTAAATGAACCTGAACGTTTTGAACACATTGATACCGAGCAGCTAAAAGAAATATTGATTAAGGACCTTACGTATGCCTCACAGATGGATGTACGTG